AAGCTATCGTCTACACCAGTAACGACATCAAACAATTCAGCAGAGGCAGAATTAGCATCTTCTAAAGCTCCTTTGAAATCTCCACTAAATACTTTAATTAAAGCACTACCTAGAAACCCTAGCATGTCAAGCAATGATTCAAACCTCTCAATCAAGTTGTTTGTAATCGCAGTTCCTAAATCTTTTACTGCTTGTTTAGGGTCTTCAAAAATTGCCTTGAAAAAATCTACAACAACACTAACATTACTATCAATAAACTTGAAGAAATCATTAAATGCTAAACTGATAAACTCAAACGCTGTGCTAAAAGCATCAGCAACCTTTTGATTCTGAGAGAATACTTCTTTAAGTTGTGTAAATGCAGCGATAGCTAAACCAATACCAGCTGCTTTAAGCGCCGTACCTATTTTCTTTACACCACCAGCAGTTTCTTTAGATACCGCCTCTACGTCTTTTAAACCTTCAACAGTTTCCTTATTGCTATCACTAATAGATTCAGCTAACTTGTCAATGCTTTTTGCTAAATCATCAACATTCTTTTCTGCTTTACCAGTATCTACGTCTAATTCAAATTCTCTTACTGTTGCCATTTTGCTTCGCTTTTAATTTTTTTGTATGCTGATTTTATTGTCTTTGGTAAATTGTATTTGCCTTGTGCTATCCTGATATTTTCAGTTTCTCCTTTGGCTACTTTTAAAAGGTCTAATATGTTTTTAATCATTGTACGTTGTTTAGAAGCTCAAGCGAACTCTTGCCATTGGTTAAATCCGTTGTAATACTATTTATCTTATAAGATTGTTGTCCTATGGTCATATAGTCATTCATCTGAAGGTCATAGAGGACTTTTAAAGGCATAAAAGCAGACACCTTAGTGATTCGCCTTCTTGAACTAAATACATCACTTATATACGTTTTGTATTCTTGTTCAAATAAAGTTTGTGTAAATGTAGAATCCCCTGTGTATTCATTAATCTCTAAAGAATAGTTTAAATTCTTTGTACTTGTGCTTGAGGAAAGCGACAACGAATTAGATGGAATAATATATGCGTTTTGTGAAGCCCCTGCGTTTGAAGCTGATTTTAAATATATAGGTGTAACAACAGTTGGAGCAGAGGCTGTTGCATTAACTCCGTAGAAAATTAAAGGCTCACCAAAATAGGGTTGTTGATTGCTGTCTACAAAAAACCCATATTGAATAGTAGTAGAACCAAATACAATTGGAGATGCGTTTTGATTTGATAGCCTTTCAAACATCATGTGTTCAAATGGGGCTTCTAAAATGTATTCCTTATTAGGTGCATCAAAATCTTGACCATCTTGCGTGTATCTTAACTCACCCCAACCAATGTTATTTGATTCTCCATATTGATTTGCTAAGAAAGTTTTTGTGCCTTTGTATTTAAAGTTTATTTGTCTAAATGGTAAGGCAACATCTACTGTGCTTTTAGTTATGTCTAAAAATCCGTTGATGTCAAAATTACCTCCACTAGAATTGTTTGTTCTGTCGGCATAGTAACTATCTAAAGTTCTGACAACAATAACCCCAGCACTATTAACAAAAGCTGTTAGATTAAACATTTTAAATAGCCCTGTAATAAAATCAATAATTCTCATCTCAGGTATTTGTTGAGCTATAACAAAGTATAATTCTGAACTTAATGAATCTACAATATTGCTATTTGTTAATACGTTTGTAAAAGCAACTTGAGGACTTGTATCTGTGTCTCCTGTAAAAGTAAATTCTATATTTCCTTGTGTAAATTCTAAACTTTCTGCTGAATTTAATTCTATCGTATATGTTCCACTTGGAAACAACTGACTTAGCGTAAATACATCTTCTTGATTAAATTTCTCAAAAAAAGTTTGTCCATTTCTTAATATTCTAATATCATATTTAACATCAGTCTGTTCAGGGGTTATGCTCAAAGCACCATCAATTATCCCTTTAAATGCCAAAGTTGTGTCTACTACAATATTAGCTCCTGCTCTACCTATTATCGTGCCTCCTGTATTTGCTTGTGACCAAGCATCAACTTGAACCCAGTTTGTAGTTGTTTGTTCTTCAGGTGCAACAGTTCCACTTTTTCTATGTAGCCACATATAAAGGTTATAGAAAGTAGAATTGCTTGTGCTAAAGAAATCAGTAGAAAAGTCTATTGATGGATATGTTGTTTCTATCGCTTGTATTATCTCATATAAACGAATAGCATATTTTAAATCAGACCATAGAACTCCTCCTGTTGCGTTAGTGCTATGATAGTATAAATTACCAGCTTGGTCTTTAGTTGAATTGTCTGAATTATAAAATAGCCTTTGTGTATGTGTTATCAATGGAGCTATAATGCTTTGTAAGCCATTAGTCATTGCTCCTTTAATTCCAACATTAGGACTTGTTGTCCCGTATTTATAAGCTCTATTTAAGCTATTAGGAAATGTCAATGATGACAACTCAGATTCTCCAAGAATGTCCTTTAGGTTTATTGTATTACCAAAGAAAGTAATCTTGTAAGCGTATGGTAGATTTTTTTTAAGCTCTACTCCTGTTAGTTGTATGAATCCAGTTTTAAAAGGTATAAAGTTTAACTCAATAGAAGCAGATGCTTTTTGTCTTGCATCAAATCCATTATCAATGTTAAAATTATAGTAGTGTTTAAATATCTTGTTGTTTGAACTACTAGCTGGTACAGTAAAAGGCTGAGTAAACTCTGTAAATACCTTCTCTATGTCTTTAATGTTTTGAATTGATTGAGTCATAGAAACAGTCTCATCTGCAAATAAGTCTATTCTTTCACCTCCTATGTACAGTTGTAGCTTTTGCATTATCTGACGTTGTTTATGTAGTCAAACGCATCCTCAAACTCTACTGTGTATTCAATTAGCTTATCGTTTAAAGATGTTTTATAAACTAAATCAGAACTCTTAACCATTACAGGCACAACCTCTACTCCTGAACTTGATGTGCTTGGTCTAGTCATCCATACATAGTTTGACAATAGCAATTCTTCAAACATACAATTAGCCTCTTCAGGGTAATATCCTGAATTAAATATGTTGCTTTGTGTCCCTTCTGTGTTAAAATGTTTTTTAGCAGCACTATTTACATTATAAGTCACAGCTCCTGTTGTGTTTATAATATTCCTTTGGAAACTTTCCGTTGTTCTGTTTAGCCTTTTGACATTCTTTAAAAAGAAATAAATGTCTTGAAGCATTCCGTACTTATTGACAAAGGTGAACTTGTTTCCTGTGCCATACTTTGAACAATCAACTCTGTTTATTTTTAGCACTTGAGTAATTTCGCCCTCTCCACCTATTTCTTCTTCGGTAGTAGTGTAATTTTCATAAGATAATTCATAATCTTCACCATTTCCTTTCATATAAGGAGCTTTTCCAGCAACTCCCACAGGAACAAATATCTGACTTGTTCCAGCACTATTTTTAGAACATACTAACCAAGCAGGGGCAGTTCGTGATGGAAATGGTATTGAAGGATTAGCACCCTCCATAAATGTACCAAAGCCATCAACACCTTTTACAGTAGTATTAACTATATCTGATGTAGGACTGCCTGTTCCATTTGCTCCTGCATAACCAAAAATCTGTAATTGAATTGTTAGTTCTTGAATTGCGTAAACCCCATTGAAAGAAGTAGTAAAATAATCTCTAGCAAGTTCCGCATATTCAAAGACAACATTACTTCCAGCGGTTGTGTTTTTAAGTAGAGTATATCTTAATGTCCCACCAATACTAATTTTTAATGTTGTTGATAATGTATTTGATGCTGCGGTAGCATTTATATATTGTGGACTTCTAAGTGCTTTCTGTGACATTGTATTTTATTTTGATTCTCCGAATAATATTTTATTTTCTACGTCTAAGACAAAACCATTGAAAATCTCATCTGCATATTTCTCTATGCCTTTGTTGAATGGTTTAGAAAAGAAGAATGAAGGTTTTAATCCTTGACGAAATACTGATTCTCTAATTGCATAAGCATTGAGTCCTCTTGATTGTGACCATTGTTTAAAGTGCTTAACTGAGGGCTTCCTTCCCTCTTTAAAACTATACGGACTCTTTCCACCTTTTTGTTTCCATATCTTTCCCTTGTTGTTCTTTCTATTGAACTGGCTTGTGGTTTTTCTTGTGCCTCCTGCACCCCTTACTCCTTTGTCTTGAAACTCTCCATAGTCCTCCATTAAAAACTCTAACAAGAAAATTCCTTTTTCAGAATCTAATTCATAAGAAATAGAATTATATAAAGGGCCATCACCCTTTTTCAACTTAGTCAGGTTTGACCTAGATTGTTGAACTACATATTTACCATATGCGTTTAAAGCCTTTTTTAGATTTATATATTTATTGGTTGCCATCAGCAAATATAAATATCATTGTAAATCATCACATCCATAGTAGCACCCCATCCAGCTAACTCATTCTCAAACCTATCATAGAAAGGTTCACAAGTAGGATTGCCATCAAGCTGATATTTGTCTGTAAACAACTGACCCATTCTTAATACTTGAATGAGCTTATTTAATACGCTAAGTTGAGTGTTTAAAATGTCTTGATGGTTATTGTTGCCTGTGAATATGTCAATCGTTTCCTCTTTAGATTGGTCTACCATATCCATCGCTAAGACTGTAATGTTAAACCTGAGAACTTGCTCCTCGTCTGTTACGTTATTAATAATAATATGACACATCGGAAAGATGTCTTGCTTGTTTAAATTGACATCAGATAACTCTCCTGTTGTTACTGTGTTTACATTAGGGTCACCTAGCAACTGAGTCTTTATCGTTTCGGTTAATTGATAAAAACCTCTGATTGCTTGATTGTCGTTATTGCTCATTTTATCTTTCTTTTAATTTGTTCAGCTTCTAGCTCGTTTTTGTCTTTCATAAATGATAACATCATTAGACATTCGTGCATTCCTAATTTGGTGATATGTTGAAATCTTGTAATATCTCCTTGAGCGAGTCCAAATAATGATTGATACCAACCCCATTTTCCTGAGAAGCTAGAAACTCTGTCAAGTCCAAGTCCTGATTGCTTTCCAAATAGCTCATCATAACTGTCGATAATTCTAGTCCTAAATTCCACAAAAAAAAAATTGAACTTAGCACAGCATCCATTGGCATATGTAAAGCGTTTGGATAGCTCTCAGTTTTGTAGTCCTGAACATTGTAACTCTCTTTATAAGTGTTCTCAATAGGTCTGTATAAAACATTCATAGCTCGCTCCATATTCTCCCAGTCTCCTATGTATGTGTCTAGGTCAATGTATTCTCCTAGTGATAATTCATCAAGGTTTGGGTGCATACCATACTCAATACCATCTAATTTAAATCTCCTTACCAGTTTAGGTTTTTGCTCAAACATATCTGTGAGCAGAGAACTGATTTCATTTGTGTCATTGTATTTTAATTGCATGACAGATTTAAGAGGCATATTGCAAAATATCTCAATCATCTTAGCCTGAAGAAATCTTTCATCTTCATTGTTTTCTTGTATTTTAAGAAACTTTTGATACTGAGATAGCTTGATATCTGATAATGATGTTGGTATGTTAACCTTAATCTTCATAATTATATAACGTAATTTTTAGACTTATTTTCTTTGAACTAATTTAATAAAAAAGGGCGGACATTTCTGCCCACCCAAATTGCCTAACCAAAAGCAACTAAACTATAATTTGTGTCTCTTATTTAATTCTTCAATATAGATTTGATTCTCCAGTTCCATCTCTAAATGATGTATGGCTTTAGCTATGTCCTGAGTGATTGGGTTGTTAGGTTTCTTCCCAGCTCTCATAATATAAGTGAGTGCAGTCCCTAAGTTGTAGTTGTCATCTTGAAAGTCCCATACTACGTTCTTAGCTTCTATCTTCATATACTTGCCTAGATAATACTTTGGTGATTGTTTCATCTGTCAGAGGCTTCTTGACAAGCACTAGAGCAAACACCCCATTCTTGTTCTATTCGTGTTCCACATTCTGTGCATTCACCTTCGTAATCTACCAGGTAAGGATTTCCAATGTCTATATAGCTCATACTTTGTAAGTGTTAAATATTTCTTGAATCTCTTTTATTTTTAACTTGGTTAAGTTAGTCATATATTTTGCATCTGAGACAGCTAGTCTCCCATCTTGTTCTTGAACTCTTAATCTGCCTACATAGGTAGTTATTTCCCAAAAAGCTTCAATGACTGCTACCAGTTCTTTGTTATTTGGTTTGGCTTTGCTCCACTTGTCTAATAATTCGATAATCATCTTGGTGTTGCTTGTATATAATAAATCGTCTGTGTCTTTTATCATAATCCAAATATATACTTTAAAAGTGCAGTTCCAGCAAATGGAAACAAACAAAAGGCTATTATCAATGTGAAGCCAAAGGCGTATGCTTTGTAATCTTCTAATGTTCTAGGTCTTTTCATCTTGGCTAGGTTTTTAAAAGGGAGGTTTTACCCTCCCCTATTTATTTTGATTGTTTAATTATAAGTGTCTCAGTTTTATTATAACATTCAGGAACATGCCTAAAGTCTTGCCATAATAAAGTTTTTACTGATTCCTTTTCTGAATTAACAACTGACTCCCCTTGCATAAATTCTGATTCATCAGAGATATGATTTTTAAACTTATTAAGTTTTTCTTTTGATTTAGGAGTCCCTTTGTGATTTTTCCAATCAGGGTTGCTACAATAGAAGTAGGCATATTGTTGCACTAATTCATCTGTCCATATAATTTTCTTTTTCATGTTACTATAATTGGTTAGGTCTACAAGATACGACATCTTGGGTTATCCACAAAATGTTTTACAACCTTATCTTAGCTGACGTGGTATTTGCCTCTGTTAGGATTCTGAAGTTGGTATGACACAGCGTATCTGATTCCATCTAATGCGTGATTCCATTTGTCTATGGGTGTGTTTGATTTTCTCTCTAACCAACAATAGTTGTTCAGCTCCTTAATTAGATTGATACTATTCTCTTCCACTATAAGGTCATAGTCTTGGAGTAAGCTAATGCCATAAGTGATTGAACCCTGTCCTTTGATTGAAGGCACGATATTACATCCTTTGGCTTTTACCTCAGATATTAATCTAGGCTCCGCTGAGTCTCCTACAATAAGGTCTGTCTTAGCGTGTTTAAGGTTTAAGTCAGCTATCTGAGATGTGGTTAGTCCTTTGATATAAAAACATTCCCTTAGATAGATGATTTTATTTGTTGAATCTATATTGGTTTCACATAAAGTATTTTCATCTGAAGCAAATCCATAGTCTTGTCCAAAGACAGAAACACCAACTTTCTTAAATTGACCTACCTTCCAGTTATTGAATATAACTCCTTCTGCTTTGCTTAACCAACCTCCAAGCATCTGATGTTTGTATTTCTCAGGTCTGCGTTGTCTTATGTTTTCTATCTGTTGTATATAGCTCTCTGATAGATT